CACTCAGCGCTAGTTGGTCGTGCTGGTCTTGCAGCGATTGACGCTCATCGGCAATCGCCTTGGCTTTGGTAGCGATTTGCACTTGATCGAATAAAGCCCGGTTGCTCTCATCCAAGGCATTGCGCTGTTTTTCGAGCAATTGGGTGTTGGTCATGGTCAGCTGGTCGAGCTGGTCTTGTAGGCCCTTGCGCTCATTGGCTATTGCCGCAGAGTTGTCGGTGGTCGCTTTGGTCGCGCTATCACGCGCATCGTAATAAATACGGGCAGGATCGACCAGCCCGAGTAATGCCTTATAATCAGCAACCCCAAGCGCTTCTATCTCTGTTGATGATTTAGAGGGCAGGGCTATGCCACCAAAATCATTTACCGTGGGAATTGTCTGGGTCAGCTCTTTCGGTTTAAATCCCTCAACCAACGCTTTAAAATCATCAGCAGTAGCGGGTAGCGCAATGCCCAGCGCGGTCAGTCCATCGGTAAATGCGGTAGTGGCATCGGACAGCTGCTGCGCCTGGGAAGCTGGGAATTTAGAATTAAAACCGGATTCCAGGCCGGCAATATCTTCTAAGCTATTTTTGAGCTTTAGCAAGCTGCGCGTTGTCGCGTCAGAAGCCGATCCCAGCTCCTTAGCCCGGCTCAGTTCTTTTGAGCTGATGCGCCCCCGCAGTACATCGATTTGCTCTTGGATGTCTTTGTTGGCTTTAAGCGCTTCGGTATGTGCGGCAGTCGTATCGGTTGCTGACGCGGTAACGTCAGCCAGCGCTTTTTCGGCGCTCATGCGCAGCATCAGCAAATCGACATATTGTTTCACCGTCGCCGCAGCTGCGCCCGCGCCTTCGGCCTGGGCCAGCATAGCGATGAACGTTGCCATCCCTTTACCGGTCTTCTCATTCAATGTGGCTGCAATATCGGTGGATGTTATACCTTTTAATGCCGGGTTGGTTTCTTGCAGATTGGCCAGTCCCCTGTTGACGGTGGACAGGTTGTATTGCGCGTAATCCCGGGGTGACAAAAAGGCTTTGGCGACAGTATCCAGCCAGCTCATGGCTTTTTCCATATCGCCAAATACATTAACGACGTTCTTTGCGGCACCCACCCAGGTGTCAGCGGATACGCCCATAGCGCCCAAGGTGTTGCCGGTGATGAATCCCAGCTGCTGGATAAAGCCCATTTGATCGAGCATGTCTTTAGTTGCGTTTTGAACTGCTACGCCGTACTCCGCTTCAGCCACGGTGGCTTCTTCGAGTTTTCCGGATTTAATCAGCGTGGCAATAGCGGATTCGCGGGTCATGTTGGTTAATTTTTCGTTGGCGATGGCGTGGTCGATGGTGTTTTTTGCAACCTCAACGAATGAAGCGGCCATTTTATGCAAATGCATTGCGGCCGCATCAAGGTCGGCGTCTTTAAATTCCACACCTGCTTCGGCAAATAAATTCGCCATCAAACCGAACGAACCGAAATAGGCAGTGATAGCGTTATTATCCAGCCCGCTGGACTTAAGGCTTGCAAATTTAGCATTGGCGGCCGCCATAAACTCGACTGCATCGGTCGTCAAGTTGCCGGTCTTTTTAACGGCAATGCCATAAGCAATTAGATTGTTAGCGGAGTCCTGAACAGCGAAACCTATTGCATTCAAATTGCCTAAAAAAACGCCGACACCATTATTAACCGCCTCTTGATCGCCTTTCATGCCCAGAATCTCTAGTCCCAATTTCAAGACGCCGAAGGTGTTCAATACATTGGCAATTTCCTTAACGACACCGTCAGGCGTTCCACCCATTTTTACGGATTTAACCGAATCGCCTATCAATTTAACGATAGACAACGGAATAGCCATAAAGTCTTCCAGGTTGGACGCTAAGCTGGATACAGTGCCCAACACCATGTTGGTATTGTCTTTTGACACTTCCAGGAATTTTGAGGTTAAAACATCAAACCAGGCATTCAAGGCGACACCGACTTTTGAGCCTGACTCAGCTAGTTTATTAACGATCCAATCATACCTTTCGGTTAGCACATTACCCGCGTTGAAGTTATCTGCATTTTGCTTGGCGCCTATTCGCCTGACGCCGTTTTCTCCATCGCGCAATAGGTTATTGTAATAACCCATGGTCTTGCCAGTTTCGCCCATTTTTGCGTCGATGGACTTGATGGCGTTTGCCAGATCGACATCAACGGAATAAATAGTGTCAAGTAATTCACCGAACAAGTTTTTCATTTGCTCGGCGCCTAAGCTCATTTCGTGAGAAGAAAACACGGTCATGCCGAACGGTGTTTCTCTGCCGATATACCCGCTTTTGCCTACTTTGGTGTTGTAAATACCGGAATCGGGGTTAAATTCATAAGGCTTATTGCCTTGTTCGTTGTAAGTATTGAGCCATATATTCGGTGCCCTGAATTTTGCGAACAGGCCGACGATGGCGGCTACCACCATCACGATTACACCGATTAAAGGATTAAATATAGCAATAACAGCCCCAATCAACATCCCGGTTTTGCTGACCATCTCGACAACATTGCCCCTTTTGATCATATCGCCAAGACCGGAGAAATAATTAAACGCCTCATACATAGCCGCTACGATGGCAATGACTTTGCCGACAGATTTTAAATAAACACTTGCGCCATTCGCCGCCGCCGCGTCAGCGGCCTGGACGCTGCCGGCAAATGTTTTTGACGCGGCTTGAATGCCTAACGACCATGCCGCCCCCACTTCTGTTGCAAACGATGTCGCTGTTAATCCTATTGCCGATGTCAATGTCGAAATGCCGCTGGAAATAGCATTTGACGCCGTATCGATTGCCGTCGTGAATACCCCGGTCACAGAAGATACCGCCTCAGTGACCGGCTTAAAGAAATTAGTGACCTGTTGAATGGCCGGCAGCCGCGCCAACTGGGAACCAAACTGCTCAATGGCCAGTTTTGTTCCGCTAACCAAACTGACTCCTAATTTTTTTAATGTATTGTTAAACTCTAATATGGTTTTAGATTGATATTCATAGCCAATATCGCGGCTAAAGGTTTCAGCAATATGCATAGCCCCGGTACCCACGACCTGACTTTGATACTGCTCATTGGGAGACAACTCTCTTGGCTTTTGTGACTTTTGAAAAAATGACGGGATCGAAGCAAAAGCAAACAATAAGCCGCTTTTGATAACGCTAATCAGGCTTCCGTTCTCGCTAAACAAGTTTTGCAAATCCAGCGCCAATTGTTGGCTGATGGCTTGATTTAGCGTCTTCCGGATGTTGTCGGCAAACTTTGTAAAGCTGCCCATGGCATCACCGTTGAGCATATTTTCAAACATATCAGCAAATGAATCCTGGATATTCTCAATGGCTTTTTTATAAGCGGCTTCCATCCATTGGGCCGATTCCTTATTTTTATTGTCGGTGTATTGGGCCAGTTCGTCAGTTACGCGCTGCTGAGCAATGACGGTGTCCCTGATTGACTGTTCAGATTGTCCAGGATTGGCAATCTGTAGCGCTCTTACTTTTTGTTCAAGATCGATGCGTTGTTTAATATACTCATTAGCAGCACCCATTGATCTCAGTTCTTTAGCCATTGCTATGTCTTTAGCGGCTAACTGAGTATCGAGCGATATGCCTTCAAGTGTTTGTTGTTGCTTTAAATATTCATCTTGGGCTTCATTGACGCGCTTTAATGCTTCAGCTTGTTGTAATTGCGCTTCGGTTTCAGCAAAAATCTGTTGTGTATTGTTGATGGTTTCATTAATCAGATTTTGCTTGGCTTCAGTATAGACTTTGGTCTTTTCGTAAGCCTCGCCGAGTGCGGTATTTAAGTTTCGGCTGATTTCGGTTTCCAGTGCTTTTTCTTTACCGGACAGTTTTAACAGGTTGAGTTGCTCGGCTTGGCCTTTTAAAAAGCCTAGCGCTTTCTGCCAAAAGGTTTCTTCTTCGTGTGCTGCTTTTTTGGCTTCGCTGGCGACTTCTTGGGTTGATTTGGTTAGCGCTTTTTTACCCTCGTCGAGCTTAGCAATGGCATTCGATAGTTTTGCAACTTCAGCTATTTCGTCGGGTGCGCCTTTAATACCTTGGGCATGTTTAAGATTATAGTCTTCGACCGATAGCGTTAGCTGGTCGTATTTATCCTTCAGTTTTACGATTTCTTTACCGGCATCGGATAACTGAGCATTGGCCGCCGCTGCATTGGCTTGATCTAAAGTTTCTTTATATTTTGCCAGCAAGCCGGTTGCTTGGGTTTGGCTTATCGCATTGGCTTTTAAAGCTTCTTGGGTGTCTTTGACTTTTTGCGCATAGACTTCTTGCGGGGATTTAAGCGACTCAAGCGCTGATTGCATATCGCCGGAAATGGCAACATGATTGCGCGCGGCCTCATTATTCGCCAGCATTTCATTGGTCAGGTTGATATAGGATTGCTTGGTTGCATCGCTGGACGCATTCACCTCATCCCAAGTATCGCTGGTGAAGACGGCTTTTAGTAAGGCAAACCGACGACTGACTTCTTCAATCCAGGTCGCCAAAGCGCCCATTGATTTAGCCGCAAAATCCGAACCTGTATAAAGTTCTTCTAAATAGCTTTTGATTGGGAACGCGGTAAATATCACCAGCGCCGCATTTAAGCCGACCATAGCGATAGACATTGCTGTTATTTTTGTTGTACCCGCAGCCATAGCCGCCGTGTTCGCCGCCTGCGCCTCTGCCTGCGCGATCAAAGCAATATTTAACTGATTAGTAATGGCCATGCGCGCGCCCATCGCCGTAGTGCTGGCAAGGGTCGCCTGAATTGATGCGACTGTGGCGCTGGTAGCTGCTAATTGCGCCGCAGTCAGCGCGACTGTGCGCTCAATATCCATGGTTAGCGCGGCGGCGTGCGCATACTCAATAGTGATTGCGGCGTATTTAGCAGCGGCGTAAGCGCCGATGCTGATCACCATCTGCCCGGCAAAGACCGTCACAGCTATTTTTCCAAGTGTGACAATGCCATCAATAATCGGCGTTAAATTTTGCGATAGCAAGTTAAATGATTGCGCTAGTCCCGCTGTAGCGCCTGCGCCGGTATTGGCCTCATGCGCGTACTGACCAAAAGCGGTGCTGATATTCTCCATAGCCGCGCCGACCGTGAGCGGTATTCTTTTAAACTCATCATCAATGACTTTCCCCTGTGACTGTATCGCCTCAATAACACGCTTGGAGCTGAGCTCCCCTGCTTCGGCCATGGCCCGCAACGAACCGATATTCACCCGCATGCCGTCAGCCAGGGCCTGTGCCAATCTCGGCGCATTCTCCATCATGCTGTTAAATTCGTCGCCGCGCAATACGCCGGACGACAGCGCTTGCGATAACTGTCGGATGGTAGATGTCGACTCGCCCGCGCTGGCGCCTGAGATGCGCATGGTTTGCGCCAGGGTTTCGGTCAATGCCGTGGTATTGCGGATGCTGCCGCCCATATCTTCTACGGCTTTATTGATGCGCGAGAAGATAGTGGCATTGGCTTCGAATGAAGTTCCGGTGCGTAAACTGATTGCCACCAGCTCTTTGGATGAGTTGATGTAATCTTTTTGGCTGGTCGTGGCTTTTTTGATGCGGCTGTCCAGTAGCGTCATTTTATCAGCCAGCATAATAATATCTTTGGTCGATTGATACAGTGCTACAGCTGATAGACCAGCCGCCAAGCCTTTTAATGCACTACCCAGGCCCAGGGCTTCCCGTGCCATTGCCGCGAATGAGCGGTTAGCATTCTGCGCCGAATTACCCGCGTTGTCCAAACTACCCCGAACACGGTTTATTTCGCCAGTGACCTGAGCGCTACCATCAGCGCGAATGGTAATACCTAAAACAATTGGACCTGACACTATTTCTTCCTCTTCCTCAGTTCATCGACAACAGTTCGGGCAAATAACATAACGCCCGCAAATTGCTCGGCATCCAGTTTTATTTCTGCATAGGTCCAGATAATATGCGCGGCCTGATAATCCATGCCCACTAATTCACCCATGCCCGCGTATTGCCAAGCACAACCGTCAAGGATAAAAAACGCCTCAATGACCGGGATGTTTTCCTTGAACACCTCAAAATGAACCTGTTCCGGTTCGTCCAACTCAGGCAATTGAATACCGAGCAGCGCCGCATCATCCAGCAGCTGATCGGTGTTGTCATCCGACGGCTGATTACAATAGTATTCAGCCGCTTCGGTTAGTTTTTTCTTTTAAACTGCTTGCCCGCTACAGACTCGAAGAAACCCTTGATCAACGCGTTACGCACAAACGGGACCGACAGGATCAAATCTTTGTTATCGACGTTAAAAGGTAGGTTGTTGCCGGTCTCGTCCTTAAACGCCTCGTCATCCCAGCCGATCAACACATCAACTAAAATGTCTGCGTCCTGCTCCGCTTCGTTCTTGATGATTTCATCAATACGCGCTTGCGACAGCATCTTGAATTTTACGCGCACCTTTTGATCGTTGAACCCGCCGCCGTCAATAGGCTCGGAAATAGTACAAGGCCAGATATAAGATTTTTCTTTTTTTATGACAAATGACATGATTTTACTTATTGTGGTGAGTTAAAAGGTGCGCGGGGTTCTTATGTTTTTGCCCGCGCTATAAAGCTACTTACAGCAAATCCTGATTTCGTCGTTACCGGCAGCGCCCAATGGGATAAACTCCATACCGAAATCCATCATCGCCACGCCATCGGAATCACTGTATTTTGGATTGGTCATCTGTACTTTTGGCGCGGTAAATCCGACAATGTTGCCCGCTGTCTGACCGTGTTTGACGCAGAACGCGCCGTTTCCGGCGGTTTTCGCCACCGTCCACCAATCTTTGGCGGCGACAGTCACGGCTTCAATCGATACATTGCCAATCGGCTTGCGGTCGGTAATCAACACCGACTCTGAACCAATCAACTGCCGATATTTAACCTCGTTGGCAATATCGATAGTCAGCGTTTGCACTACCGCGCTGTTGTAACCCAGCAGGTTAATGTCGGTGGTATTGGCGGTCGATACCGTAACCGGGGTTTGCCAGCCGGTAAAGTCAGCCGTTGGCAAGGCTTGGTCGGAAATAGTCCCTAGCATGCCGGTGAATTTCCACTTGACTTTAGGGATAGTCTTAGCCGATAAATCAAAGCTCGGCGTGCCGCGAGCGCCCAGCAACACATGCCGAACCCCGTCCACGTTGAAATAGATCGAAGCGGAGGTGCTGGCCGCAGCGGTGCCAAAGTCGCTGTTCGGCAGGTACGTCACGTTAGCGCCAATGCTGTAGCCGCTGGTTGCATCCGGCGCCACCGCCCAAGCCTTGGCAATCGTTGCCATCTTGGTCGAGCCGACATAAGCGATGATCTCACCGGCCTGGCCGCTGCCGGGGCCGGCGGTTAACGTGACCGTCATGCCGGTGTAAAAACCATCAACCGCCGAAGCGGTTGCCGCCAGTTTAATAGAGGTAGTTGAGCCGCCCGCCTGCCCGGTGCCGGTGATAGCCGCCGCCGTTATCGTCTCGCTAAAATTGGCTGCCTTTAACAGCGCGCCCCATTCCGGCGGCGTGGCTGCTGTGCCTGAACCGGCGATTTCCGTATCAAACGACAGTGATATATAATTTTCCACACGGATAGACCCGGAGCCGCCAAAGTAAGGGCGGATAAAATCCCGCTCGACCGAAGACCCCTCCAATGGAGTGATGTCCAGGCCGCTGCATAACACCGCATCAGCGGCGACGGGGCTTGAGTCGGCGCCATAGGTGGGTTCGAGTTTTACGAGGATGACTCGTTTTCGTTGTGCGAGTGGCATTACAATTCCTCTTTAGTGGGTTTACTGGCTGGCTTGGGCGTTGCAGCTTGCGCCTGTTTGGTTTGCCATTCGGCAAGGGGAATGCGGGTGCCGGTGTCCGGGTCGTTAACGAACTCGCCCGCCTGGCCTGTGTATTGATCTTGCATAACTATCCTATGAGTTAATGTGTTGCGCGGTTTTATAGTTGTCTTTCCAGATAAAAAAGCCGTCCGCAAAACTGATTAAATTGCCGCCTGCATATTCCAGCGGTTCTGAGTTGTTATCAGGCTCCCAGCCCAGCAGCGCGGCTTGTACGGATTCTTGCAAGGTCGCGCACGCATCAGCGGCATCACCCCCGCGCGCTGCCCATCGCGTAAAATATAAGTACCGGCTTCCCCGGCATAGCCGTCATGTGCGCCGTCAGAATCAGAATTGGATTGAGTCATCGTCTTACCTCGCTAAAAATTAATAATTTACTGGGACCCAACGGCCCGCACATAGTGCTGGGTCGAAAAATGCTCGGACCATAACATCAGCCCATCCTGGTAATGCAGTAGCTGATAGCCTGCATATTCAATCGGGGCATAAGTAACATCAAACGTCCAGCCCAACAGCCCGGCTATCAGCGCCGGTTTAAGCGCGTCCAACTCGGCGGCTGCCGCCATGCCGTGCATATCTTGCACATTGCGCGCCGCCAAGATGACTACGAATGAATCTTCCACCGATTGATTAACCGCGTTAACTAGCGAGTTAGCGCCCGCCTTGCCGCGCGGCATAAACACACAGGCCGCCGGAAACGTTTTTAGCGCCGCTATGGCCAGCGGCAAACTGGCCGCTACTGTCACTTGGCGCAGCCCAGGCATCTTGTCGGCAATGCGGGCGATAACAGGCGCTAGTTGCATGACTTAATAACCGCCGCGCACGAATACTGGCGCGCTCGATTGAAATTCAACCTCGGCGCGGGCTGTCGCCACGACCGCGCCCGACGTATCCGGCGCTATGCTGATCTTGCCGCCGGCAATCTGCGCCAGATATTTAATCGCGCTGTCGTAGCGGTCTTTAACCGCCGCAATGACCGCATCGTCGTATAAATAATAGCGGGTGATGTCGCAGGCAATGCGCGCGAAGTTGGCCGGGACTATCGCTAATGGCAATGGGTATGCAGTCAGGTAGCCGTTGATTTCCGCATCCGCATCGGCGATAGCCTGGGCCAATACCGCATCATTAATCGCACCGGTTCCAGCGCGGTCGGTGCGTTGCCTTAGCTCGGTCTCGCCGAAGCGGTCGATCAGCTGCGCTTTGGTGCAATAGGCCATTATTTTTTAGCCGCTTTTTCCGGCTTGTCGCCGACATCCCCGGATGACGCATCCCCATCCGGCAACACCACTACGACTAACATCGGCTCGCCTAGCAGCGCCTCCAACTCATCCGCCGTAAAACGTTCATTGGGATACTCGGCAGGCGCGGCAGGATGCGCTACGCCGCAACGTCTAAACTTATCTTTACCTGCAGTGATACGGATCATCTTAAGACACCCACGGCGTAACGAGTAACTGAGTCGCGCCCTGCAACACGTTACTGTTATTGCTGATGATTTCCGCATTAAGCAGCTTGCGGGCGGTGTATTCCAGCGTTGGCGGCACTACCAACAAGGTCGGATTGATGCTCATCGGTTTGCCCATATCGTTTTTGGTTGACCGCATGGCGCTCAACGCCGCCGCAAAATTAGTCTCATCCAAGGTCTGCTTAGAGGCATACGCCAATTGCCACAAACCGTACCCCACATTTAACCGGGCATCGACGCCGTATAGATACTCTTTGCGCAGAAACACATTGGCATCCGTCTCATTAGTCAATGACACAAATTTGTAATCACTGCGTTTTTGCAGAATAAACGGTTTGATCGCACGGGAGGTATCAAACACATACCACGGCGTACCGATGCCGCCACCGTAGTTGCTGACGCTGGTGACCGCGCCCGTAGCGTCTTTAACCGGATGATCGGTATCGAAAAAATACTGCCCGTCGAAACACGTTTGAGTAAAGCCGTTTTTACATAAGGTAAACACCAGCTCATCGGGATGGTTTTTCGCATCCATGCCGAGCTGCGAGAATAGCGGCGCATACACGCCCAGACTATCATCCTCAATATCGTCGCGACTGACCACGATGGTATTTTCAAAGCTTTTATTTTTAATACTGTAATCGTGGGTTTCCAAATTCTGCAACACACGTTCGCCGACCCATTCTCGGAACTGGGTGGATTTGCCCATCCAGCCGTAGGTCTCCTGTTTAGTGTTAGACGGCACCACCATGGTCACCTGACCGAATGATGCAGGAGCGGCGTCAAAAGCAGCCTGAAAATGGGTGTTAAAACCCGTATAAAGTGCGCGTAAAGCGCTGCCGGTAATCTGCATGTTAAATTCCTAAGCCTAGTTGAACCCAAACGCCCGCCGTTTCCACGGCGACAATCTTGCCCGCGCGCGAACGAGTGCTGGTGGCGCTGGTTTTAGCAACGGTGTTGTCATCGACGATGTAGCAATCCGCCCCGACATCGGCCTGGGCAATGGCGTCACCCGCCGATGAATTGTTGAAACAAAACACGCCCTGTTTGACGCGGACGCTGATCGCCCCCGCCGCCCCAGTCGCGTTGTCGGCATCTTCTTCAAAGCGCCCAGCGGCAATCAAGCCGGTCGCCGTAGCGCCTGGGGCGGCATAACCGGCATTAAGCACGGCAAGGCCGCCTGCATAGCAAGCGGTTGAGGCTTTTACCGGGTAGCCTCTGACTTCCCCGGCGCGTCCCAGGGTGTTACGCGCAGTTGTTAAAGCAGTCATGATTAGCTCCGTTGGTTAGTGAATACAGCTACATCCAGCCCTAGCTGGCTGGCTACGGCTAATTCTTCTACGGTGGCGGACAGTGCGGCAATGCCGTCGCCATCAGACAGGGGCGATTTGCCGCTGGTTTGCATGCCGCGCGGGACAATTTCCGGCGCCTTCTCCAGCCACCCGCCGAGTACCGCAATCGGTGCCTCGGTCGCCCAGGCTCGCAATTCGGGCGTCGGCAGTTTGCGGATATTGTCAGCGATCAGTTTTTTCCGATCTAAGTCAGAAGTCGTTGCCGACAGCGCCGCCAATTGATTTTGCAACGATAGCACCACCTCGACCGGCATGTACTGCGTCATATCCGGACCGGCTACGACTTGCGCCGACAATGCAACCAGCTCTTGATCTTTAGCCGCCAAGACCGCCGATAGCGCTGTAACCGTGCCGTCAGCTGCCGTCAGCTGTGTTTTGATTTTGTCCAGCTCGCCGGACAGCTCGGCTTCGGTCGCAGTACCGGACATGCCCAGCACCGCGCACAGTGCCGCGAGTAATTGTTTATCCATGGGATCATCCTGTGGGGTTGAGTAAATAAGAGCCGCCGCCGCAGCTAGATCGGTTAAATCGTCGAGCGCCGGGTAATTGGTCAGCGCAGCCATCTTGACCGAGGTCACCGCGCCGGTTTTTTTATCGTAGAGAAAAACAGGGGATATATAGCGATACTCTTTAGCAGCAATCGCCGATAGCGCCGCAGGCGTCCAATCCATATCGACCGCATACAGGCCATCGCCGGAACGCCACTCCAAGCGCCCGCCCCAACCGGCGGCGGGCGCAGGTTGGCCGTTTTTTTCGGCGCGTAGGGTTTGGTGATCGTAATCGAACAGAAACTTGCCCTTTAATGCAGCCTGAGCCGACAGCACGGCGCCGGCGATAGCATCATCCATCACCCAGGCAGGCACATCGACAGGACGCGCATCACGGGCGGAACGGAACGATCCGGCGGGGATCAGTTTGATTTCAGACGGCGCACTGCCTTCCAGATCAATCAGCAAGGCGGATAATGCGACAAGATTGTTTTCGGGATTCATTTTCATGGCGCAAGTTTAGCGGCCATGATTTGACGAGGGCATCCGAAGTAGTTCGGAGGCGGGTTTTACGGGGGAGTGTTTACACTATAGCAAAATACAGGCGGCGCAACCCACTTAAATGATTGCTCCGGCCATTTATAAACGTGCAGGCGGGGCGTTTAACCGATTAACGATGCAATAGTTGTCGTCAGTACGGTTTTGCGGCTGTACGCGTTTTTACGTAGGTTTGAATGCGTAGGCTGGATTGAATGCAATGAAACCCAGTATGATGGCTTTAAACCTGGGTTTCGCGTTGCTCTACCCAGCCTACGCACTGACGGGGCGTTTAGCTTTTTATTGATGCGAGACTAGCTAAAAGATCAGTAGGGTGGGCAAACCGCTTTATCGTTTGCCCACCATTTGCCGACATGAATGGTGGGCATAAAAGCGTTGCCCACCCTACCGGGCTCCTTTGCAGTGGGCGCGGTGTTTGCCCATTTCGTTTAAATATCCACCGCCGATATCGGCTTATTTTTCTTCAAAATTTATTTAGGAGACACCATGACCCACCTTAAAAGCCTTGAGCAATTTTGTTGTCAATCAATAGAACGAGCATGTCTCGGTAGCCAATTGATTGCCGAAGCCAGTCGTCCGGTAGCGGTTTATCGATGCTGGTGGCAATTAACCGCTCGCTACTTTCAACAAAGCTTTGCTTTAGCTGACCGGGCGATGGGTGAGTTTCTATCGCCGCATAAAAAAACGCCGTAATCATTTGCTGCTGGCATTCCGGAGCGCGCAAGCGCTCCTGGACATTATTATTAATTAAATCCTGATTTTCACTCATCATCATTCTCTCGGGTTGGGTTAAATTTCAACGTTAGCGGCTTATTTTTGTTCTTTTGCTGAGGCCAGCACAGCTGCGCGGGAAGCTACGAGAGCTACTCGTTCGATGGCATTATTTTTCCTTAAAATCTTCAAATGGAAAGGGCTTTAGCGGCAAACGTCCGGCTTGGCGCTCCACATTTGCTAATGCTTCAACCAAGTTAAATACGCCTGGCTCACTGAGTCCGTTTAGCTTGATAGCCAAAATCAGCGCCTCTTTCAGCAACTCCGGTAAGTCATAGCCTTCTTGTTTGCTGGCTTCGGCGACAATGCTTTCCGCTCTATTCATTAAATTCAATCGTTCTTCGCTCATGCTCTCTAACTCCTATGCTGTGTACGTAAAGCGCACAGTTTAACCCAGTTTTTTTAAAATGCCACTGAGTTGTTGTTCCATTTTGTTCAGGCGCTGCTTTTCCTGGGCAACGCTTAGCAGACCCCGCTGCCAATCGTCATCCAGGGCGTCATGGATAGCCAGCAGCGCGGCGCGGCGGGATT